TCCCTAACCTACAAAAGTATCCAGACGACCGATAAATATTTTTGAAAATGGTTTTTTTAAAACCTTGAATTCTAAAAAATTTTCCCAGCAAAAAAATGAGTGAAAACCTTTTTGAAAACTTTACAGGTATATTAGAAAACTTCGATAAATTCTGTGACGAGTTTGAGAGTCGCGCCGCAGAGGCATTTAACAAAGGAGATACAAATAATGGAAACGTCGTCAGAGCAGCTACAGAAAAGCTTGGAGGAGAAACTCCTAGTGTTGTTGCAGAGATTGGAGAGTCTGGAGTTGAGGGTGTCTCAGTTGGAGAGACCGACGATTGCGTATAGACGCCCGCAGGGGAAAGCTTACGAAACATTGTCAGACACTCTGGATTACCTTCACAATAATGTAGAAGGAATTAAGAAAGATTTACTAAGAGTCGCAAAAACAGTCTAATGCCATCAGGAAACATCGTAGATCCAACAACAGTTGACACACTTTCAGTCATCGGAACAATTCAGTACCCCCCACTGTCTATTGGAGGACCTCCTGTGAAGGAGTGTGAGACTGTAAAGATCAATATTGCTCCAGCGGGTGAGGAAGCGAGTTATCAGAAGGCACAGATATTGGATACAAGACCTGACGAGGTAGCGAAGGCACCATACCCACCTGCTCAACCACTACCACCTGGAACTACTCCCATGCCACGTCCAGTGGTCATCCCAGGTACATCCGTATACTTTGAGGGACAGGAAGTAGCAGTATCCAGTATTTCAACAATCACGGGGACAGGGGGAACTCCTTTACAGAGACCCTTGACAGAACCGTCTTATTATCCTAATATACTTATTGGAACACAATCATTGTAAGAACTATGGCACGAGCAAAAGTTGGATTGAGTGGTAAGAAGATTATCGAGTCAAAGCCGAAGAAGACTCGTCAAGGTAATTCGAAGAACACTTTGTATGCTGCCACGTCACGTAACAAGGCACGTAAGAAGTATCGCGGTCAGGGTCGTTGATGATCGCATCTCCGAACAACGAAAGCGCCGAGCAAAACTAAATACTTGAAGAGATAGCAACCTCTCTAAAAGTTCTGGAAACAGACTTTAGGGAGGTTTTTTTCGTGGGACTATTTCCAGTAGACAAAAGCGAAGAATTTATTGAAGAAGGTATGACACTGATCACCGAAACAGATAGTGATCGCCTTCTAGATGCCGCTGCAAAGCGTCGTAGGTCAAAGATGAAGGAAGAACTATACCCTCTTCCCGAGAACCGCCTAGAACGCCCTTGTGGGGGAGCGGGCGGATTTGACGATTTTGTGGAGCGTTGGCACGAGTGAATAAATAGAAACAGCCTATTGCTGTGTCTAAATGCCGACCTTTCAGACATTCAAGGACTTGAGTGTTACATTTAAGAAGCATCCTGTTACTGATGATTTGGTAACAGTAAAAGACAAGGCAGCTATCGTACAAGCGATTACTGCCTTACTTCTTACTAGAAAGGGTGAGCGTCCATTCCAACCCCAGTTAGGGTGTGGTATTCAGAATGTATTGTTCGAACCATTAGATTATGGTAGTGCTGGTATTATCCGATCAGAGATCAAAGATGTACTGAATCGATATGAACCACGAATTTCTGTAGATAGTATTCGTTGCACTCCAGATGACCTGAATAATGGATATGAAGTTGAATTATCGTATACGATTGTAGGTAGAGACGACGCACCAGTAGCAGTAGAATTCTTCCTAGAGCGTACACGATAATGCCTTATACACAGGTTGCTAACTTAGACTTTGAAGATATCAAAGTTGCTCTGAAAGACTATCTCAGAGCGAACTCAGATTTTACTGACTATGATTTTGAGGGATCGGCATTATCTACGCTGATTGACACACTTGCCTATAATACGTATTATACGGCGTTCAATACCAATATGGTAGTCAATGAACTATTCATTGACTCTGCCACCTTGAGGGACAATGTGGTGGCAATTGCGAAGCAGTTAGGATACAGACCCAAGAGCATTACGTCTCCCACAGCATACATTTCTTTTACAGTTACATATACAAACCCCACGACCGATACAGAGCTCTTTTTGAATAAAGGTACGGGGTTTATAGCATCATATGATAATAACATTTATCAATATATTGTATTAGATGACGTAAAAGCACAAGTATCAAATCAAACAGCTGTTTTTGAAAATGTTCCCATTAGAGAAGGAACGCAACTAGTCAGTACATTTATTGTCAATACTTCACTCAAATCACAAAGATTTGTACTTGACAATAGAAACATTGATACTAATACCATTAGGGTCAGGGTATTTCCAACTGGTGGTTCTTTTAGTGAACCATATCTTGTAGCAGATAATATCTTAGGAGTTGATGCTAATTCAAAAGTCTTCTTCTTAGAAGAAATTGAAGATGAAAGATACGAATTACTATTTGGTGATGGAGTCTTAGGAAGAAAACTTGAAAATGGTTCTCAAATTGAGGTGTCATACCTAACAACTTCTGGTCCAGAGTCAAATGGTGTTAGAACATTTGTATTCTCTGGTGTTTTGGAAAATCCTGATGGTGTTTCTCCAAACTCCTTTAATGTTACTATCAATTCGACAGTAGCGTCATCTGGTGGTGAGGAAGTAGAATCCACCGCTAGAATCAAGTACAATGCCCCCAAGGCATATGGCACACAGGACCGCGCTGTAACCGCCCAGGACTACGCTTCAATCGTTCGTAGGGTATATCCTGCCACTAGCGACATCATCATCTTTGGAGGCGAAGATCAGGATCCTCCAGAGTATGGTAAAGTATTCATTGTATTGAAACCACAAGACGCTTCATACATTACTTCTTTGACAAAGCAAGAAATTATCGAAGAACTAGAAAAGTACGTTGTTGCTTCGGTAGAACCTGTTATTGTTGACCCATCTATTCTTTATGTTGAAGTACATAGCAAGATCTATTACAACCGTGAGGTTACTGATCAAACTCCAGCACAAATTAGAGACAAAGTAATTGGTTCTGTTCAAGATTATATCGATACATCAGACACAGAAAAGTTCAACGGTAAATTTAGATACAGTAAACTCATTGGTGTAATTGATGATGCTGACCGCAGTATCAACTCTAACCTGACTGAAGTTACAATGAGAAAGGATTTCTATCCACAACTCAATTCTACATTCTATTACGAGATTTGTTTCCAGAACCAATTTGATGAGGATTGCGACGGTCCAACTCTTTCTACTACTGGTTTTAGGGTCACTGAATATCCTAACTTTGATGTCTATCTTGAAGATAGGGATGGCAAAATTGTCCTATATAGACTAGACACTGTAACTGGTGAAAAAGTTGTCCTCGACAAGGAAGTTGGGGATATTGATTATCTAAAAGGTGAGTTGAGAATGTACAATTTGACTATCATCAAGGGTTCATTCTTTGATAATAGAATCTCAGTTAGAGTAAAACCCCTGTCTAATGATATCAAGGCACTCCGCGAGGTCTATCTTGATGTTGATGTAGCGAATTCAAGTTTCACCGCATATAAAGAGTAAGTAAATGCCCGCTGTAAAGACTAAGAGAATCTCTACTCTGATTGAGTCCCAGCTTCCTGAATTCATTTCTACTGAATATGAACTTTTTGCTAAGTTCGTTCAGAAGTATTATGAAGCGCAGGAAGTCCAAGGCGGCACATTGGATATTATCAATAATATCCAAAAGTATGCGGACATTGACTACTACGAGAAAAATTTACTAAAGCAGAATGATACTCTTTCTGCTACAATCTCTGCTACTGATACTACCATTGTTGTAAATGATGCGAGTTCATTTCCAGCAAAGAACGGTTATATCAGAATTGGCAACGAAATCATTTTCTACGCCACACGAACTGATACTGAGTTTCAAGAGTGTTCCAGAGGCGTTAGTGGTAACACAACTCTTGGAGACTTGTATTCTGCTTCTAATTTTGAGACTACAGAGGCAGCATCACACGTCTCTGGCGAAAAAGTATTCAACGTAAGCAACCTATTTCTTTATGCTCTGGTAAAGAACTTCGAGAATCAATATCTCGGTTCATTCCCAGAGAAGTATCTTCGTGGTGAAGTTGATAAGAGAACTCTTATCAAGAACATTAACAAGTTCTACAAGGCAAAGGGAACTGATAGTTCAATCAAGTTCATCTTCAATACCATTGTATCGCAAGATGTAACTAACAAACCAGAAGTATACAAACCAAAAGACCATACTTACAAAGCATCAAAGTCTGATTGGGTCAATGTATATGCTCTAAAAGCAAAAGTTATTTCTGGTAATCCAGAAGATCTCATTGGAAGAGTAGTAATTCAAGAAGCAACACAAGAATACGGATATGTCTCTGCTGTTGTTGATAATGTAAAGTCACAAGGAACTTTTGATG